CTTAAATAATATAAAGATTTTTTTCTTCTTATCTTTTTGCGAACATAAAAAGATAATCTTATTATAACAACAATAAAAATTATACCGCTAATAATCGAAAAAAGCACAATAGTAGACATATTATCAGATTGTTTATCAGTTGATGATTGATAACTATTTGCTGAATTATTATTGCTTGGATGAATATTATGCTTCGTAGTACTTTGATGTTCTACTGTTGTATATTCTGATGTTGTGCCGCCGTTTGATGAATTTCCGATCGAATGATTTGCATTATCACTATAATTATATGGGCATATTCCATTTGGATGCTGATGAGCTGGATAACCGTGATGATAATGGTATTCTCCTGTTTCTCCGTCAAAGTGTCCACCATATTCATCAGTTTTACCTGCGTGTGCAAAAGCAGTACTACAAAGAGTTAATATGATTATAGTTAAAGATAAAATGAACAAAAGTGCATTTTTAATTTTTTTCATAAGCGTTAATCAATTTCTCTAACAAGCAGTCTTGGTACACCGATAACTCTGCACAACTCAAGGTCAGGACCTTCAATAAGCTTAGGCTGATACTCCGGATTAATCGGTACAAGTCTGAGCCAATCCTCTCCCTGCACATACTCAACCTTTTTTAATGTGGCACATTCACCCTCATAGAGAATGGCGCCGACATCACCGCTATGATCAAGTGTGTTTTGTTTCAGTATTAAAACCTTATCACCATTTAAATACATCGGATACATTGAATCGCCGTGAACAGAGAGGACAAAGAAGTCCTCTTTTTTTCTGCCCTTAAGGTAGGAGGTCGGAATATCAACCGTATCACCGCTCCAATCCTCAACTGCTATTTCGTCATATCCTGCAGCTATTTCACCTATAACAGGGAAGGTGACAACATCTTCGGTTATATCAGGACTTTTAAGATTTGAATAACAATCATCATCTTGCATAGGTACATTAAAACCTGAAAGCCACGCAGATGAAACATTCAAAGCCATTGCTAATTTATATAGCTTATCACCTTTTGGAGAATATTTACCAGATACATACAAACTGATTGATGCTTTATCTATTCCTGTAAGACGTACTAAGTCAGCTTGTTTCATATCCCTCAATTCCATTGCTTCCTTTAGTCGCTGTGAGGTTGAAGTTTCAATTTTTACATCCATATCTCACATCTCCTTTCAAATAAACTATAACATTATAGTTTGGAAAAGTCAACAAAAATTTGGATTTAATCAAAAAAAGTTTGGAAAATCTATTGACAAATTTTGTTTGATTTGTTAAACTGTGTTTGGAAAGTTAAACAAGGAGGTGATACAGTGTTTGATTATTCCAAGCTGTTAGGATTAATGGCTGAAAAGAATTTCACGCAAAAGAAATTATGTGAAGTTATTGGTATTAGTGAAAATTCCTTTACCAATAAATTAAAGGGGCGCAGTAATTTTGCATCGGATGAGATTGTTAAGATTTGCAATACTTTAGGTATTTCAACTGAATCAGTGGGTAAATATTTTTTTACCCCTAAAGTTTGACAATCCAAACAGACAATTTAATAAAAAACAGATATAGTGCAATTATATCTGAATTTTACCCAAATTTGTTTACTCTTAACATCTTGCAATTGCTATAAGACGCTTTTTTGCTCTTAATATCTTAATAGCAATACGCAAATTGCACTTACGTCTCTATGGAATGTTTCATCACTTAGGCAGTTTTAGTTCTGCCATATGTAAGCCCTTAGTTGATGAATATGATGATAAATAAATCTAGTGTTTTTTTAATCCTGGTGGTTACAGTGAACACCGCACATAATTTTGAAAAGGTGGATACAGGCCCCTGGGCTAACTTGTGGAGAAGTATAGTGCCCGTTATACAGTGGTTTTTTATTCAGAGGAATGTGCTAACCTTCTACTCAGTCTTTTTTTGGGATATGGACTTCCAACCTCGCTCCGATTTAAGAATTATTTATCAGTTCTATAAAAGAGAACCGGGCAAAATCAAAAGTTTGGTCAATTAAGACCAGCTCCTTTCTTGCCCTTTAGGCGATTTAAGTATAACAAATAATAGTGAAAATTGTCAACAATTATATGTCGAAAGATGTAGACATAAAAATTTGAACAAACCAACAAAAAGCAGAAAGGCAGGAGGTGAAAATGTGCTGACTATAGAAAAAGACTTCAACACTTTTTTCTCATTTATAGGAAATGAAGAAAAACAAAAAAGGTTTAACTCCTTAATTAATGAGAAAAACCTTTCATTTGATGATTTAGATTTGTTATTTCAGACAGTGAAACCTCGATGTAATGCAGTTTATTCAGAAATAAGCAGGGTGGATTTTGTTGGAATTTCAAAGGCAATCGTTGTTGGAATTAACAAAGGATTAGGCACAAAAGAAAGCCCTATTTTACGCAGTTATTTGTGGTGGTCAGAAAATGGCGATTACATTGGTGAAACGCTTGGTGTAAATTACAATTTACGTTGATTTTGTTTATCTTCACTAATTGCTTGCGAGTATAGTGAAGTTGGTTATTATTCTAATAGTGACATAAAGGCAGGTGAGAAAGAAAATGAAAAAGTGGCAAAAATTTAAGAGTACCTATATTTATGATAAAAATGGCACTGAAGGATTTCCGGCAAAACACAAATGGCTTAATTGGGTAGTACCTATTATATCAAGCGTGTTGACAGTAATTATAATTAATTTGCTGTTTTATGTAAATAAATGAGTAATACCAATAGTTATTAATGTGGTTATCGTAGATACAACTATCGGAACAAAGACGGATTTCATTAAAAATTGTTTGAGTTCATTTTGCTTCTTTGCGAAATATGTAAATCCCTTTTCGAGGGTAATTACGGCTAATATTATTCCAGCATCAGCGGATATTAGTTCAATATACCCCTCATTTTCAAGGGCAAACAAGGAATTGCGATTTACAGGGTTTTCACAAAATTCCTGTAGCTCATCATCTCGCCACATTCTGTTAAAACTGTTACAGTTTTGCAAAACAACACGCATACATTTATCTAAATCTTTAAGCTTTATATCTTTCACTATATATACCACCTTTCAAGGTGAGTATATCAAAGAATAAAAACAATGTCAAAAGAGGTGAAAAAATGAAATTAAAAAGAAAAAAGTCCTTATCACAGAGGCATATTAAAAAGCAGACAAAGGAGCTTATTGAAATCGGAACAGCACCACTTATCGGTGTGTCAATCACCATTGCTGACGGTGCAGCGGTCACAACAACCTCAAAGGCTATATCACTGCTTTGTGATGCACTGGGAGAGGACAAGGCTGTCAACTGGCATTCAAAGTATATGGACAAGTTCGAAAAGCTGGCGAATAAATGCTGTGCTGAACTTTTGGACATAGTTGAAGCTGCCAAAGCTGAAAAGCTTAAAAATGAGCAATAAAAATACCGACTGCTGGGAACAGTCGGCAAAATCAAGACGTGATATCTCAAAAAAATATCATAATTATTTTAACAGATATCACTAAATAAATCAAGAGGTGATTTGAATGAAAATACATACAAACGCAGTTGACGAACTGCAGAATGCGAATGAATTGCTTGAGGTTTTTTCAAAAATAGAGGAAAAGGCTGAAAGCATCAGGTCACAGATTGGCTTTTATACAACAGACGATGTTGTCAGATTAATGGGAATATCCAAGCCGAAGGTGCTTGATATTTTCAACAGACCTGATTTTCCTGTCTGTGACTACGGTCAGGGCAAGGTTGTGTTCATACCTGCCTTTTGCGAATACTTTATGAAAGCTGTTAAGCAGAGCGATTTCAGCTGAGGTGACGTGATGAAAATATTGAGTAAGGTGTTGGTGAATATCGGCGGCGTGCTTTGCTGTGTGAGCTTCTGTCTGTCAGGCGGATATATATGGTGGTTTCCGTGCGTTACGCTTCTGCTTGGTATGGCATTGATTTTATGCAGCATTCAGCTTGCTTATTGTAAGCCGGAGAAAGCAGTCCGCAGAGAGCCTGAGTACATAACGGTGACAGACGATTACGGCAATGAGATTCAGCTTATACCGCCGATTACCGATTTTGATTTGGTGTATTTGTCTGCAATCGGAAAGGACACAAAATGGTAGACGAATATAAGAACGTGCAGTGTGACGAGTGCGAAGAGGCACTGGACAGGCATGCATATCGTATTGATTACGAAGGCTGCTACTGTATAGGCTGTGCACTGCATATAGCAGAGGAGAAATTAACAAACACAGGTAAGAATACAGATGTCTGCATAGACAGTGTGGATGTCACGGATTTCATAGAGGAGTATTGATATATGACAAAGGTATCAAAGGAATTTCCGAACGGAGTAAGCAGTTATTCAAAAGGTATAGGTCACTTTGAAATATATTTTCCGCAGGGAAGAGAAGTGTGCCAGTATTGCGACTTCTGTTATTCAGAGGAAGCACTGGAGCGGTACAGATGCCGCCTGACACCAACACGAAGGATTATACCCAATCCGTTTGTTGAAAGGGCAGTTTTCTGTCCGATAAAAGAGATAATAAAGGAGAAAGAATAATGGGCACATCTATTGTTTGGAAAGATATACCCGGTTATGAGGGTCTATATCAAGCAAGTACTGATGGGAGAATACGAAGTACTTTCAGATATAAAAAAATATTAAAGCCAAATAAACAAAAAAATGGTTACTACAGTGTTCAATTGTTTAGAAACAAAATTGGTAAAAGGATTTTGTTGCATAGATTAATAGCATTAACTTTTATTGAAAATCCATATAATAAGTCACAGGTTAATCACAAAGATGAGAACAAACAAAATAATTGTGTTGATAATTTAGAATGGGCTACAGCTAAAGAAAATATGAACTATGGGACAAGAATAAAAAGACAAGTATCCAAGATTGACTATGATACAAACAATCGAAAGTTAATAGCAAGAGAAAATGGAAAAAGAGTTTCAAAATCTGTTAGTCAGTATAGCAAAACAGGTGAGTTGATTAATGTGTTTGATTCTGGAAAAGACGCAAGCCGTGCGACAGGTTTCAATCATTCTCATATTTTAGAATGTTGTGCTGGTAAAAGATACAAAACTGTTGGTGGATATGTTTGGAAATATACAGAAAGGGGGAATGACTTATTGGCATTCCAGTATTGATAATGGGAGAAAGCGGCTCAGGCAAATCAGCAAGCCTGAGAAATTTTGAGCCGAATGAGGTCGGCATTTTAAATGTGGCATCAAAGCCGCTGCCGTTTCGCAAACAGCTGCAGAAGATAGACAATGCAGGATATAAAAAAATATACAAGGTGCTTGAAAAGCAGTCTTTAAATACATATGTAATTGACGACAGTCAGTATCTTATGGCATTTGAAATGTTCGCCAGAGCGAAGGAGACAGGATATAACAAGTTTACGGATTGCGCCAAGCAGTTCTATGATCTGATTCAGTTCGTGATTAACGGTACACCGAGTGATTGTATCGTGTATTTCCTGCATCACTGTGAGAAAACAGAGAGCGGTAATATCAAGGCAAAAACGCAGGGGAAGATGCTTGACAATCAGCTTACTCTTGAAGGGCTTTTCAGTATCGTCCTGCTCTGTGAAACAGACGGCAAAACACATAAATTCATAACACAGTCAGACGGCTTCACAACGGCAAAGTCACCTATGGAAATGTTTGATTTTGAAATTGATAATGATTTGAAATCGGTTGATACAAGAATCAGAGAATACTATAGCTTAAATAGCAAAGGAGAATAAGAGCGATGAAAAATATTGACTGGAATAATGTTGAAGCAGTGGAAAGCTTCAAAAGAATTGAGGCAGGCGGATATATCTGTACGATTACTGCCGTTGAGGATGTTGAGGACAGGGAATACCTGAAGCTGGAATATGATATCGCAGACGGTGAGTTCAAGGGCTATTACAGGGATTTGTATGAACGTAAAAACTTCTGGGGCGGCAGCTTCATACGTTCATATAAGGAAACGGCAAGAGGCTTTTTCAAAAAGTTCCTCAATGCAGTGGAGGAATCCAATCCGGATTACAGATTCAATAATGATGAAAGAACACTCAGAGGCAAAAGCATCGGTCTTGTGCTCGGCTATGAGGAATATGTCGGCAATAACGGCGATGTAAAGGAGCGTGTCTATGTTGCCGATATTCTTCCGATTGCTGACATAACTATGAAAAATTATGTTGTTCCTAAGCTGAAAAAGCTTCAGGGTGACAGCGGTTCTCAACCTGCTCCTTCCTATGCTTCATATAACAGCCCGGAGTTTGAAGAAATCGTTGATGATGACGACGATTTACCATTTTAATGATGAAGCAGTATTATACGAAAAAGCAGTATGAAGAGCTGCTCGACAATATGGTTATACTCTGTCAGACAAATGAGCAGGTCAATGCACACATACTGGATTTCTTTGACAGTCAGAATATCAGATATAAGCAGAAGGCAATCGGTGAGGGTGATTACAGCTTTATGATTAAAGCGTGCCCTCACTTGGGCTTTCCTGTGGATACATACTTTACGGACGAGCTTTTCATTGAACGTAAAAACAGCCTGGAGGAGCTGGCACATTCTCTTTACGGAAATAAGAAAATGCAGCCCTTTGTAAATGAGGTTATTAAACAGATGAGGGCGGACAGGTCTCCGTCCCTGAAAAAGGATATAGAACGGCTGAAAAGAGAGTTTTCAATCTATGATGATGCATTTGTCAGAGAGCTGAAAAGAGCGCGTAACAAGGCGCATAAGTATCTTTTAGTGGAACAGCCTGACGGCTGGCAGGGAATACTTGAGCATAACTATCCCAATAACTATTCGGAGAAAGCCTATTGGTCAATGCTGCATAAGATAGAGCTTGAATATGATCTGAAAATTAAATTCCTGTCAAAGGCAAATATGGGCAGAGAGATTTATACAATCTGCCGCTTTGTCCTTGAGAGCTATATAGAGAGGTGAGAAAAATGCAGGGCTGGATAAAAACGTATAGAAGTATTTGTGAGCATTGGTTATGGCAGGATAAACCCTTTTCAAAAGGACAGGCGTTTATTGACCTTATGCTTTTGGCTAATCATGCTGACAATAAAATGCTTGATGACAGTAGCTTAACGCTTGTAAAAAGAGGAGAATTACTTACATCCATAAGAATTTTATGTGAACGTTGGGGGTGGAGTAATACAAAAGTAAAAAAATTTCTTAATGTGCTTGAAGAAGATAAAATGATTGTCTCAAAAAGCGACAGAAGAAAAACGGTTATAACAATCTGTAATTACGATGAATTTCAGAATGCAGATAAATTGAAAAACATCACGGAAAATTCAGAAAAACATTTTGAAAACATTTCTGATACATTATTGAAACATAACAGAAACGATACAGAAGCATTTCAGAAACACACAAACAAGAATATAAAGAATAATAAG